CTGGACGGCGTGAGCGGCGTCAACGGTGAAGAGCGTCCCGTCCCCTTTGAGGCAAATGGCTTGGGCTTCTTTTTTTTCACTCGCTATTTTTTTTGCCAGGCTTTTCTCGTTTTCCAGAGCCATTGCTTTCCCCGCTATTGATCCCAAACAATGGCCGCAGTTCATGCATTCAGTTGTTCCGTTAATAGTTCAGTCATAGCGGTTTGAAGCTTTTCGACAAAAGGCTCTTTCCATTCCCCGAACAGCCCGAAAATATCCGATCCGTACTTTTGCTGAAGCATCTGAGACTTCTGATCCGTGCTATCAATATTCATCCCATCAGGCTGAGCTTTGGCTTCCATGGCCTCGTAAAATGATCCGGTCAGCCTCAAGTCGACGTTACCGTAGCCCGCGTTCGGATTCATCTGGTTCTTTTTCCGGGCGTAACTCGCGCTCCGGTACTTCCCGATCGTCTGCCCCTTCTCGTTCACCGCGTAGCCCATCTGCTCCTTTTGCTGCTCCAGGTAGGTCGGCGAGGCCTGATCCATTGACTCCATGATCAGGTTGTTCAGGTTCAGGCTTTCCACCGCCGAGATCAGGCTGCTGAGTGTCCTCATGAGTTTTGCTTTTAAATAACCAATCATGGTGCCCAATCTTCGGAACAACGAGCCGGTAGAGCTCTTTCAACCTCTCTTTTCTGGCCTTATCCGATATCACAAAACCGGGCTGCTTCCAATGGTTGGCGTTCTCCGGCGCGTTCACGAATTCCTCCTCCGTCTGCTCCCGGATCCATTCTTCATTGAAATGGATCCCGCAATAATTGATGTTGCTCATACAAAAGGAGGGGCCTTACGGGGCCCCGTTTAATGATTAAGAAGAGGTTACATCCAAGATAGCAGATTCGCCGGCAAACCCGACTAGACCATTGGCTGCGAGAACCGAAGGCAGCGCAAAGGCCAGCACGATGTTTCCATCAGACGGATAATTCGCATTCCCGGTGGGGAACTGAATATTGAATGTCTGGTTGGAAACAATCGGCGTGACAGAAGTGATCGGAAGGACCGCTCCCGTATCGCCGTTGGTGGCTCCCAGCGTCGTGGTATTGAATTCCGCGCTGTACAGGCTATACAGGTTCGTGCCGCCATTTTCCGTGAGGAAAGTGACGTTCGCCAGACCCGTCGCCTGATTCCAACCATTGACCACAATACGGATGTCCTGAAGGCCGACAACCTGACCCATATTGAATCCGGCATTGAAGTACTCGGCGAAGTCGTTCGCGTATTGCTTTGCAAATACGAAGTGCACCGAATATTTAGCCGTCTTCGAGCCGTCGTTCATCATCCAGGGTAGCGCGTCGAATATTTGCAGCGGTATAGCCGCAAACTTGCCATTGTTGTTCCATCCCAGGACGTTGTTGTTCTTGTCGTAGAATATCGCGTATTCCGTACTGTTCCCATCATGGGTCTGTAGGGCCTGCAGGAGTGGAAATCCACCGGCTGTGAAATCGAAAGTCCAATCATACGTCCCGTCCCTTACCTTGGCTTTGGAGCCATCGCTGAAGGTCTGAATCGTTGGTTTTTCCGTTGCATCCTCCGGATTGAGAAAGTTGCCGATGGGATATCCGCGGGGCGCCCCACCGATTACACCTCCGGGAAGGTTCTGCCAGGCATTGGCCTGCAGCCAGACTGCAAAGTTGGCCAGCCAGGACGCCTCGAATGTTACGGGGCCGTCCCAGATAATGGCGCCGGCGAAGAGCTTCCAATCCAGCGGACACCCCGCGCCGAATCCGGTGTTTTTCCGGGTTGAAGCGCAGTTTAATTCGTGAATGAGTGCCATAAAAATGTTGTTTTACTGCTTGTTAGCAGGGTTGATAATCAATTTTGATCTGAAGGTTTTGAATATCGATCGCATCGACAAAATCATTGAGCACTGACCGGTCCGTCCCGCCTGATCCTACTACCTTGCTCGTTCCCCAAAATGACCGGTCCCATTTATCATGGGAGATCAGATCGGGGCTCGAAGGAAAGGTCATTGGGCTCAAGGCAAGTTGTTTCATAAATGAATAGTAAATCGGGTACAGTACAGGCTTGAACACGTTGGTATATCGTTCGCCGATCTTGTAGTCGTCTTCTGTCTGGTGACAGATGATAACCTGCAAGCTGAGATCGGCATATACCCCGGCTAGTTTCCCACGGTGTTCGACGAAATCCTGGACAACGTAGATCATGGGGTATTTCCCCATTCTCAGTGTTGGATTGGTATCCCATTGGCCCAGCGTGACTATCAATTCCCGGAAGTGTCCGTACTGGTAGTTGATCGTCGTGATGTTCGTCGACCCTAAAGCGGCGAGTTCTGCCGCCTGAATCTGCTGGAGCACTTCCGCGATCACCCCCTGGACTACCGTCCCAATCAGATCAACAATATAGACAGGCTTCGTAGTCGTCATATGTTGAAGGGATTGATAGGTTGAAAAAATGGATAATTGATCTTCGTCCGGTCGTAACTGACGTAGTAGGTCGGCCCCTGCTGGACATACATCGCTTCCAGGTATTGCCAGAGTTTGAAGACGTCCAGCACCATTTGGCTCCAGGCGTCTACCATCCTCCATGACGGGTTTGCCCGCTCAGCGTTCTCCGGGTTGGGCTGAACGATCCCGGCCCCCGTGTTCATGCTGATCTGGTCCCTGACCCATAGATAATACACATATCCCGCTATGGGACTGACATACTGATTCGACGGCGCGCCAAGATTATTCGCCGTGGTGATGCTCAAGATCAGCACGTCATTGGCGCCCCAAACATTCCCCGCCGCGAGCAGGGTGAATGTCTGATTGTTGTTGCTTAGCGCGTAGTCTATTCCCAGAATGAGCGGCCCCACCCCGCGGCGGTTGATAGTGTAAGTCGCATTGGCCAACCCCGAATACGTATAGGAATTTGCCCCCACCACTGGGTTAGGCCAATTCGGAGTCGGATTCCCCGTTGGATTCCCGGCGATCAGCGTGACCGTCGGGGAAAGCGGGGTAGGAGAAACGAAGGTGGTCTGTGTCGCAAACCCTGGAAAATACATGTCCCGTTGAGAATTCAGCCAGTAATACCAGTTGTACATATTGAAACCCATGTACCAGTTTGGCCAGTTCGAAACTGACTTGAACTGTACCCCATTCAGCAGGGCCAGCCATTTCGGGTCGATAACCGGCTGGGCAAGCCCCGTGAGAAAGTCCTGCCATAAATCGTAGCCTAAGGCCGCTTCCAGGAATTGCGGTTCCGCGCGCGAAATGAACAGGTTCAAATTGTTCTGCACGGACTGCTGTCCCAGTTGCGCCACCGTCAAGGGGCCAATGAAATATGACGTATCGATCAGGCTCATGATCTTTAGCTACCGATGATCGGTGCGGAGTTGGTATTCATTTGTTCAGCAATGTATTTTGCGTCAGCGTACACAATCGCATTCTGCCGGGCCGTCGAGATGAAGTCATGGAAACGGACTTCAGAAACGACGGTGTACTGGTTGCGGATCAGGTCATCGTTGATCCAGCCGATTTTCAGGCTGAAATCTTCGTAAATGAAGACCTTGAACTGCTTCAGATCTCCCACCAGGGCGTAGTCCGCGAAGACGTTGTTACCCTGTTTGGGATTGACCTGCGCCACCATTTCCTCCGGAGGAACGTTGTACCGACCATAGAGGTCTTTGGTCATCACCATCTTTCCGTAGGTGATCGGGTTCAGCAGGCTCACGTTCGGCACGAAGTTGGCCAAACGGACGGCTGTTCCCATAGCGAACAGGGCATCCCAGATCGTCGCGTCGAGGATTTGACCCTTGTACGGCGCGATTGTCAGGCCGTTCGGTCCCAGCGGTGTCGTGAAGGTTAATTGCGTAGCTGCGGCGATCAAGTCGGCCTGGATCTGCAAGTCATACGCACGGGCGACGTCCATCTGGAGCAGGCTCTTGACCAGGTTCGCCAGATAGTTCAGGTCCTTGTCGAATTCTTCGGTGATCTGGATGTAGTCGGCCACCTTTTTGGCCTGGCTATACATGACCTGAAACGTCCTGTAAGAGCTCGGTTTCGGCGCGCCTTCCAGTACCAGGGCAGGAAGACCCACCAGGGAAGTTTCATTGATCCACGCCATCCTCGAAAGGTCTGTGCTCGCGGTGTCCACGTAATTGCTCACAAAGAGCGGATTACGGATGATGTCGTACACGCTGAGGGCTTCATTTGAAATCCCGGGCGCATAAGGCGATGTCGGCGGCGCGGCCATCGGCTGGACACTGTTCCCGATCGAGGTCACCGTTTTCAGGTTCTTGATGTCCTTGAAATCGATGCGGATAAACCCGGAACCGTCTTTGCGCATTTTCCCGATTTCGTCCATGTGGGGTTTCAGAATCTCCACGAGATTGGTCTGGGATTCCCCCTTCACCTCAATGACATTTTTCAGTCCATTGAGGATTTCCCCCTGTTCCCGGAGGACCTTCTCCAGGTTGGTGGCTTTGGTGCCGTAATCAGCGAGGGCGGTCGCGATGAGTCCATCGAACTCTTCTTTTTTAATCCCGCCCGTGCTGAGCTTGGCGACAGCCGCATCCACCTGAGCCTGGACGCTTTTTTGGAATTCCGCGTCTTTTAGCGCGAATTCCGAGGCTATCTTGTCCTTGATATCCTTTAACTCCTCTTTTGTGAGTGCCATGATGTTAAATTAGCTGGTGAAAAAATTGGTTGATTCTAACGCAGCTTTCAGGTCTGTGATCGGCTCCTCAAGTGCTTTGTGGCGCGGCTTGTTGAGTGATTTTGGTTTTCCTTGCATGTCTGCTTTTATGTCGAGGACTTTGGACATACAATCGGTATGTATGTCCGCCATCTCTTTCATACAATCTGTGAGGTCGTCGTTATCGACGGCGTCCGAATAGTCGTCAATGAGGCCGAGGCCTTTGGCGTGGACGCCCAGGCACTTATGGATGTAATCCATGTTGGGGTCTTCCGATTCGTCAGGGTCGTCCTGCTCGGGGTCCTGCGGGACGGTATCGCCTTTCAACCGGGCAGCGGCGAGTTGAATGTTCTTGGTGATGATTTGCCGGCATGCGTACTGCTGGTCCGCCGGCAGGGATTTGATGAAACTCTCGGTTTCCTTCAGCAGCTTTGTTTTTGCGTCTTTCATTTGTGAAGATTTCATGCCGTCAAAAAATGTGTATTCGTTCGCGCCGAGGGTGACCACGCTGCCCTCGAATAAGTTGATCTCTTTGCAGACGAAGGCATCCAGGGCTTCATCGTATTCCATTTTGTCCCATACATATTGGAATCCAATGCTGAACTGGTCCAAAGTGCCATCTTTCAATTGGGCCAACGCGCGTTTCGAACTTGGGACAGATTCCGGATCGCTCAATTTTGCCTCGAAATATAGTCCGATATTAACCTCCTTCAACACCGTCATCTTTCCAATGGGATCGGCCATATTATGCATGAAAAGAAAAGCGATCTTCCGATGCGTGTCGCTATCCGGGCCCCGCTCGGTGATGGACTTGGCAAAAGCACCCTTAACGATCATATCGTAATCGCTGTCGACGACATTGAAGATGGACAGGTACCCGCTGACCGTCAGGCTATTTTCGTCGAACGTGTACTTGTATTCATGCAGGCTTTTGTAGTTCACCGGAAGCGCCGGCCGACTATATTTGCTTTTCTTGGTTTGCATGGTCATGACGTTTTATCCAGTATTTTTAAGATTGATTGAATTTTCCCCTCTTGCATATCTGGCTTTTGCGGCGATGCTCTGCCTCTCCCTCGTTTCGATGGAAACATATTTACCTCTCTGTGCGTCGGCGCCCTTTCTAATTGATTCGGGGCTTTTAGGCCTTCCCCGCAGGGCTGCACTTTTTTTAGCTCTTGTTTCCGGACTATCGCCAGGTCCATCTTTCCAGCGTTTTTGCTGGGCTATCTTTAATGCCGCTATGTGCTCAGCAGATTTTGGCTTGCCCTTGTTCCCGATACTTATTGCCAAATTATGCGCTGCCGTAAATGGTTTTTTCTTTCTGCCCTTCATGGCAGCGCTTTGCTTTGCCCTGGCCTCTCCCGATATTGTTTTACCTCTATGGGCATTACCAATCCTATCGCGGTGCTGCTGAGTATAAATCCTGCCGACAGCGCCCTCTCCGCCGTCAGTCTTATTAATCAGGATGCCCCCCTGATCGAGTCTGCCATAATACCGAATTAAATATGATTCAATTTGACAAGCCAATCCCCAATCTATATCCGTGTGCACGATCTCTACCTTTACGCCATGCTTGGCCACATAATTCTTCCAATGCGCACTTCTGTTGAAAAAGAAACGAGCCCTTTCTTCGTGCTTGCTGATACCGACGTAGAAAAGCGAATTGGTATCTTCTGAAATATGGTAGTATACTATTGCCATGTCATGTTTGCGGTTCGGTTTCGGTTGCAGGAGCTTCAGCAGGCTCAAATTTTGGTTGATTACCAGTCGGTAAAGCAGGTGCCTGGTCCAACAAAGATGCGTGCCCTTGCGTCTGATAATAATAAATATCGCCGTCCTCAGTTGGATCTATGCCGTTTTGCATGCGCCAATAGTTCAGCGTTATCAAATTGTTTTCCCATTCGATTTCGAGGGCCTGGTTCATGTTCAGGCGCGCTTGCCCCATTAACACCTGGTCCTGCTGCAGGATTGGAAGATGGTCGTAAGACTTCGATAGCGACATAGGACTGTCGTCCAGTTTAAAAAACTTATTCCATTGGTCGTAGATCGCTATCGATTCCGGAATGGTTCCGTCCTCGTACACCTGCTTTTTGAAACTGTCGGCGGAACTTACGTTTGGACCTTTTTCTGTATTCAGCAAGGGCGACGGGTAATTGTAGGCGTCACAAATTCGCATAATGTCGTCCACGACTTCCTCGAAAAGCATCAAATCTTTGGTAGGTTTACCCATCGCCTTCCAATCCATCGGAGCAGGTGAAATAATATGCCGCCATTGGCCTCGCTTATTACCATATTGCCGCTTAAAATCCGATTGCAATTGGTCTTTCTCGGCTTCCCTCAATGGGATGGGCCCCATGCTGTCTACGGTTGGCGTCAACAGCCCCTGGGCGCCGGCATAATTGATCAGCTCATTGCGTGCCTCATAGGCCGATGCAATGTTATTTATAGGCATTGCGAGCGGCCTGATCCGCGAACCGGGGAAATATTGGCTACTGAATGAGGGGGTAAAATCCTTGAAAATGAACAGCTTATTGATATCCACCTCCTGATGCATGTCCATGTAATGTATGACCAGAGTAGTCACGATGTCGCTTGGCTTCTGGGCGTCATACCACATCTTTTTCTTGTTCTCCATCGCCGTGATCATGTACGGAGGGATGATGTGAATGCTCGACGCATAGGATAGATCATTGCCAAAGACCGCTTCGAAGGCAGCCGGATATATCGGCATTATCGGACACCAACCGAACAGGAGGATGAAAATTTCTAACTGGGCTTCAAAATCTTGCCAGGACTGTGTGAGGTTGGGCGTCCGCAGTAGCTTTCTGATCCTATTGGCCTGGTCGCCCGTTGCGTCTTTGCCTTTTGTATTGAGCAGCAACGTCTTGCCGTTAATGTAGGCTTGCGCCTTTCGTCCGATGATCGCGGCAAGGGGCGGGCATGTATTGAATGCTTTCGTTGCCGATGTAGCTCCGTCGAAGACGAACCGGTAATCGATCCCATTGGGGCCGAAGAACCAGTTTGGACCACCAGTGTTGTCCCGGAACTGGGAGGGGACCAGGACGGCGGCTTCCGCGATATACGGGTCGCCAATCCATTTCGTAGAAAGTCCTCGAATGAGTTTCTGACTGGCTATGGCGAGGCTATTCCCCATGAACGGTTGGCTTTTTCAGACGAAGGATTAAGCGGTCCTGATAGGCTTGGACAACGGGGCGTAATTTTTTGTTGGACTTACTGGTTTGATTCTTAGGTAATTCCATCATGAAAAAATAAAACGCTTTTCGATGAATGTTGAGATTTTTTTGAGAAAGTCAAATCATTTCGTCATTTTTATGCCCATTATGTAACTTTTAACCCTCCCAATTGACTATTTGCATCCCTTTGGCATCCGAATCGGCGAACAATTTCCTTGATCTTCGATATGCCCTTCGAGGATTCGAACTTTACGTTAAGCCGGAGAAAATTTACGTTATCGGGGGCCTACCGGAGTGGATACAAGGGGTCGAGCACATCCCGGCGAAGGATCACCCCGAACCGCACCAGCGGGAGCGGAATATGTTCGAAAAGTTGCTCTTATGTCCGGCCGATGAGTTTTTAGCATGCCACGATGATCACTACCTCCTATATCCTTGGCAGGAACAGTATGCCTGGGACATGACCCTTCTCAACAAGTTCTACAGTCTTTCCCGGAACTCGAACTACAAAAAGACGGTCGCCAATACGCTCAGAATAGCCCCGAAAGGCAATAACTTCGATGTGCACTGCCCCATTTTAATGAATCGGGCGATCTTGCAGAAAATGCGGGTGTTTCGCTGGGCTGATCCTTTTGGAATTTGCGTGAAGTCCTCATACGCTATGTATGCGCGCCTCGCCGGTGTTCAGATGGAGGATTGCAAGTTCCGGGCTCCCTTCACAGCAAAGGAGCTAAAAGGACGGTCCTGGTTTAGCACGGCTGACGGGGTGGTAGAAAAGATGGTGCCGCTATTTGATAAATTGTATTCAAAATCAAGCAAATATGAAAAGGAGAAGGATTTTTCGAAAACTTAAAAAAGCGCAACGGCTGCTTGTCGAGGTTGGTGCTGAGATATCCGGATTTGCTACTTCAGGATTACCAGAGGCGCAGCGGGCATTGCAAGTGGTACTTGAAAAAATACAGACCGATTGTGGTTTTACAAATAATACATTATGGTGATCTGGCCCATCCTCGCTGCCGTCCTCTACGCCATCACCTGCGCGATCGCCTTGTTCCTGATCTGCCAGGGAGAGGAGCCGCAGGACCGGCAGGACGCCTACTTCGACATCCGCAATATCGGGGTGGCGCTGTTCTGGCCGGGGGTGCTGATGGGGTGGGGAGTCTGGGCGGCCGGCAAACGAATTTTTAAGGAGAAAACAAAAACTGTAGATAATGGAACCGCTAACAAATGACCAACTGATTTCGCTTATCCAAGGAACGTTTTCGCTTCCCGGTGATCTATATGATGCAGTCCTCAAAGAATTGCGCAGCAGGCTGCCTGCCATAGCCAAACCAGCTGAGAAGGACGAAGTTTATTACCAGATCAAGGACCTCCATGAACGCCTGGATCAGACGAACAAGAAATTGGGTGAACTTGGTGGCGCGGCCGTGAATGCGAAGTTTGCCGCCCTCTTTAACGGTGAGCAAACAATGGATGGCTCCCATCGGGTGCGAGAAGCAGAACGGACATGGAGGGATGAGGATATGCTTAATTTTGCCACAATCGTCTTTTACCGGTCGCCGGCCGAAGCGGCTAAACTGATCGAAGAATACAAAAACCGCCCCATTAAGAAATGAGGATGATCAAAACCTGTCAAGGCCTGGGGGACGCAGCGTGGGTATTGCAAAAGCTCGTGAATGCGAAGGAACGCTTTACCTTTCAGATTCATGCGGGTAGTCCCCAACGGGGAAAGCAGATATTCGACCTCCTGCCGCAGATCGCCGCCTCCTGCGAGTACCTCCCCGGCTTGCCCTATTCGGTCGTCGGCCCGCGCAACATCCAGCGCACCAAAAAGTACTGGCGGATGATCGTAGAACAGGATTTCTTCCTGTCGGCCAACGAACACTTGGAAAGCGGGGCCAGAATCGAGAACTTCCTTCCCGACTTGCCGACGAGCTATTCCCTCCCCTTTCAGACGGCAGAGTGGGAGGAAGTGGTAAAAACGGATTTCCCTAGAGGGCCTTACATCGGGATTTACGCAAGTGCTTATAGTACAGCGCGTAACTGGGGTTTTTGGACAGAGCGACCTTGGGCGGATCTTTGCGGCATGATGCTGGAATATATCCCCGACGCGACCTTTGTGCTTGTGGGGGCTGCCTGGGATTCCCCGCTTTCAGCAAACCTGGAAATATTGCTCAAAGAGGACCATATCCCCTTTATTTCGACGATTGGCAAACCGCTGGGCTACGTCATCGAAATGATGAAGCGTCTCGCCTACGGGTTCTATTTCCCTTCAGGGCTCGGGATATTGTCGGGATTATTGAGCCGACCATCGGTTATGTTCTATCCGCCGGCCCTCCCCCGCTTGGCAACGACCTGGGCCGATCCGCAGATTATCGCCGATCAGACCTTCAAGGAATGCCAGTTTACAACGCCGGAGAATATTTTCAAATGGGTCAAGAACGATTTTAAACTGGCAAGCAGGTTATGAAGCGGCGCCTTGAATACCGCGGCCAAACGCCTGTCCTTGTGGAATACCTCCAGGAGGCCCCCGATCCTCTTCCGCGTCCGATGAACAGCGCCTATCTCAAGCGGGAGGGCTATGAGAACGACGGGAACGCTTACTGGAAAGGCGAAATCTCAGTTTTATACGATGGCTGCTGGTGGTGGGCATATTTCTGGGCGGCGATGTTCCGATTCGAAACGATTGAAGAATTTGAAAAATTGGTCAAAGTATGAGCAAAAAACGCGTGATTCAGCACTCTGAGCAGGTCCGGCACTTGGTGTGGCAGGATGGCATCGAAATACATTCTCGCCTTCAGGTGAGACGAAAGTGGTGGCATTCCTGGCAGAGCATTCACCCATTCAAAATTGATTTTCAATTGCGGGAAGATTTTATACAGCCAGCAGAACCGGCGCGCCAATTCATTCACATCAATCCTTCGCAAATCGACTGGTTTAGTTGGGCCGAAGGTCATGGCGCGATTGAGTTTTGGGATAAATCCACATTTGATCTTGAAAAGCGGCTGAAGGAAATATTCGACGATTATGTTGCCGGTTGTCGCCGCCAGCAGGAATCGGCCCTTATTGCAGAACGTCAAATTGAAAGTCTATGAGTTTGCCCCCTGGAAGGAATTTATTCAAGGAATATCCCAACAAATACGGCGTTGAAACCGGGACGTGGAGGGCTGACGGCGTGGCCGCGTTCCTCGATGCCGGCTTCGAGCACGTCCGGACCATCGACATCGACCCGGAGGCCGCGGTCTTCTGCTCCAACCGGTTCTGGCTGACCAAAAACACGCACCTGGACATCAAGTGCTTCACCGGGGACAGCGCCGTAATGCTTTGGGAGATGATCAAGGACATCCAGGAGCCGATCACCTTTTGGCTTGATTCGCACTCTCAACTTCTTGAGGACGAAAAGGATTTTTATGGTGAGCCGTTCCCGCTGTTGTTTGAGCTCGAGCAGATCGCCCGGCATCCGGTAAAAACGCATACGATCCTTTGCGATGACATTTTGATGCTCACGCATCCCGATGTTACCCAGTTCGAACGTAAGGATATTCAAGATGCGATCCTGGCAATTAATTCGGCTTACACGTTCAAATACATTGCTAACCCTGTGAAAAACAATCTGCTTGTCTGCACCGTTCCCATATAAAACAGGCGCCACAACGGGCGGAATCGGAGATTGCATATACGGAATCCAGATCATGCGGGCCCTTGGTATCAAACGGCTATACGTGAAGGAAAATTTCTACCATCCTCCTTTCGGATCGATGTATACCGCCGTTAAGCCCCTTCTGGCTACTCAGGGCATCGAATGCCTACCTACAAAGGGCGGATTACCATTTTCCGAATATGAGCCCGGGATTCGCTTCGATTACGATCTGGATGCCTGGCGCGTTGAACGGAACCGCGGGCGTGATCACATCATCTTTTCCATGCTGCACCACTGGCGGAAATATCACCATGGCTGGAAACGTCCCTGGATCACCAACATTCCAATTATCCGCGGCGATTATAGTTTGGCCTTCCTTACGTGCCGCTGGCGTGAACGCGAGACGGTGGATTGGAAAAAGGTCTATGCAGCCATTCCACGGCCGGTTTACTTCATTGGGTTGCCGGAAGATCACCAATTATGGGAATCGGAAGTGGGACCGATTGAATGGCATCGGACGAACGATCTGCTGGAAATGGCCACCCTGATCGCCGGATGCCGAGCACTCTGGTGTCACCAGGGCGTTGCGCTTACCCTGGCCCAGGCGCTTGGCAAAGACTACTTTTGCGCTTTCAAGCCCGGAAAGACCAACTGCATCATGCAGACGCCGAACGAGTTTAACCTCAATAATTTCAAGCAATATGAGAAAGTTCAAGATTGACGGAGCCGAATATAAGTGGGACCGGTACGGGGTTCTTCATCAAATTAATGCGCAGCCGTATTTATACGATGGCAACTACTGCAGTGTTTATGATTCTCCGGAATACCAGGCGAAGGCCGAACTCTTGCAGGCCATGCGCTTTGCCTTCATTACCGGCATTCATGGGCGTCCCCTTCAATCGATCCTGGACATCGGTTATGGGACAGGGGCTTTTATGAAGTTCGCGAAGAAACAGGTGCCCGTCGTCTACGGGCATGATATATCCGGCGTCCCGGTTCCGGCCGGCTGCGACTTCACAGAGGACGTCAATATCGTGGTCGACGCTATCAGCCTAAACGATTGTCTTGAGCATTACCCGAATATGCAATTTGTGAAGGATCTCCGATGTGAGACTATCATGATCAGTTTACCTTTTTTCCCTGGCACTGAGAAGTTTGCCGCCTGGGTCCACAGGAAGCCTTCGGAGCACCTCCATTTTTTCACCCTCGAATCCCTCCGCAAGTGGATGTGGAAGATGAACTGGCGGATGGTCGCCTACTCCAAACATGAGGATATCGTACGCAGGAGGGATACTGACTGGAATATCTTGACGGCCGGCTTCAAACGGTATCTGCCGACGGACGCGAATCTGAGCAGGCCATCTGGATTGCCAAAAGTAAATTTTTAATCATGCCCAGCAATGAGAATTTCGATGCCGGCAAGCCTGACTTTTTAAACTCGGAATGGTTCAAGGACATCCAACGTCAATCCGCAGAAGAAGCCGAAGCTATGAAGGAGGCCTTGCGCATTCTCCAAAAAGTCTTTGATGTGAGGGACGTCATTTTCGGATATCAAGGGAACGACTTCATCAAAAATCAATGCATGATCGTGTTCAAGCTCAAGCATCGCATCCGCGAGTGACTATTTCCCTTCGTTCTGCTCTCGGATGGTCTTTATCGTCGGATCAGCGTTGGGATACATGCAAACGCTTGCCGACATGATCTTTGCGTCGGTTATGTGCCGAATTCCGTTTTCGTCGGTGAATGATGCGCCCACACTGAAAGAAATAGCCGGGTACATATTCAGCGTATTCTCATCGATCTCAGCTTCGCATTTTATGTTGTCGCCCTCCCGAGTGAGCACGCAAGTTCCCATGGGATCGGTAAAGTCGAAATTACGCGTCAATATCAGCGGCTTGTCCGGTATTTTCAGACTCCCGGGAGCAAACATATCGCCCTGGCTATCCACGCGGCCGGTTGCTATTGTGAATTTGTATTTCATAAATTATCGGGAATCAGGTCGCTAATGAATTGCCGGTCCTGCGTAAAGATGGGAGGCTCTTTCCGCGTCCAGCGAGTCCGCTTAGCTACTCCCATGACGGGATCCGCGCCTCCTATATGCACTTGCTCAACTTCAAGATCGTATTCTTCCTTTACGATGATTCGACCCCGTTTGCAGCCTCCGGTATAATCATTCCAGTTTATGCCCTTTTCAAAGATCATCTCCTGCAATTCGCTGGTATTCTTCCCTTCCAATTGCTTGTGGCTGTACAGAGCTTGGGCGGCCGATAAAATGCTATTGCGCGTTGAATCCTGCTGGCGCCAGATGAAGTAATTCTCGACCTCGCTTTTGTTCGGCAGTTGAAATACACGGCTATCGAAGTACGCCAATTTCATTCCCCAGACGTCGTTGGTTTCCCGGCGCTGCCTGAACTGATTGAAATGAGCCGTTGCCACGCTGGCGCTTACACTGACCATCTTCTGAATATTATTGTCGAACCAAGCTTGGGTTTGAAGATTGTCGAAGTCGGTAATCAGGATGGAAATCTCATCGCTTTGGACGAAAGCGAATTTGGCCCCTCCAATCTCTTTGCAAAGTACGGCGGCGGTTTGGTCCATATCCTTCATCAAAGCAGAGTCGAAGGGCTCCTGCAGGCCCCTGACGTAGGCGTGGAAGGCTTTGCCATCGATCCTGATGACGGTGTAATTACGGCGCATCAAAAACTGACGCGTCCTGCTTTCGTAGTTGGCTTTCATGCGATCGCCGAGTGCATCTTTCATTATTCTTAGTTTGAGTAAACCATCGTTATTTCCGCGTTATTGTTCACCGGCACGTTGTCGAACTCGGTGGAGTCCACATTTGAGCCACGCCCCGTCGGGAAGACGTTCGGCATCAGGTTTTCGGTAGTGAATGCTCCGCAATTGTAGTTCATGTACCCCGGACCCTGGGTGAAGGATTCCGTGCAATATATCTTCAACGTGGCCGAGCTCAGCGAATCCACGGTGACCGCGTAGGGCGTAGCGCCGGCCGTCCGGTACATTACCCCATTTATCGAAAAAGAGTCCAGGGTCGCGTACGAATCGTGGTTCTGGACGGTGAACTGGTTGGCCTTGACGGTCACGTCCGTTTGATGGTCGGATGTGGCCCGGGGTGGCGTGAGGTTGCTCCTGGTACAACTGGCTAAGCCGATGGCGGCTAAAACGATGATGAAAGTTTTCATAAAAAAGGGTTTCATTGTGCCAACAAAATACAAACTTTGCCCCTGTTTTGAAACGGTTTCGACGGAAATTGTTTATTGATAATCATATATTTAAGAAGTAGATCGGCCAGTTCTAGCTTTAAAAATAGCAACCTCTTCGGCGGTCGCGGTCCAGCTAATTGAAATGGCACCGTCCGGCATCTCTTTCATGGCGTAGGCATGTCCGCATTTTAGGCATTCGCCGGACGGTTTTACTTTGTCCATCCAGACGTGACCGCAAAACGGGCATTCGTTATTCACGTGCGGTTGGTCGCTGCTCATATCCAAAATCCCTAACGGTATTCTGCTCATGGCTTACAATTTTCGTATTCAGTTCCTGCAATAAGAGAAATCCCGCTGATCCGTGGATTGCCTTCGGAAAAAAACACTTCCCCGGCGGCATATCCTGCCGGCGGCGTTCCCGCGCGACTCATGGTGTTCCGATAATCGCTGATGATAATCCCGCAAATGAGGCAGCGTTGAACCATCGATTCGTCCATTATATGAAATCCACACTTTTCCAGGATTTCAAGCGTCAGGGGAA